TTTATATACCATCCAACCGGCAGCAACTGCAAAAGCTGCAGGAATACCTACAGTTTCTAACACGGTCATAAAATCTCTAGTGTCCATTACTTTCCTTTTACTAAACTACCACCGAAATACATACCGATAATAGCTGATACTAAGTTAGTATCTAGTTGTGTAATTACTAAGCCTTCAAAAGTTACCCAGTCAAATACTTCTTTACCTTCTGTGAAGAACCAAAATCCCGGATTCCAAATCGTATAACCTACTGTTACATTTACATCGGGGTAATAAACTGCTACAAGTTTTGGCAGTAATACAATTGCAAAGATAGATGTAAGTGCTATGATTCTTCTTGTCCATGCAAAGCCTTTATCTTTTAGCCCGTGGTCAAGCGATTGCTTTCTAGCTTTCATATCAAACTCACCACGAGTTATTAGTAGCTTTTGTTGTTCTGCTTTAGCTTTTCTACTTTCTGCCCAGACACTCATAAGTCCTCCGAGCAATGTAGAGCCTAGCATAGTTATTATTTCAAACGGAAATCCCATGTTAATCTTTTATCCCCCAAATTAAATTAGCTCGATTCATAGTAGCTTGATTATACTCTGGATTTTTAGATGATAAAGTATGGTGGTTATATAAGTAAACGTCTCTTGCAGCTTTCTTATCTCCTTTAAATAAAGCAGGAACTAACCTCATATCACTTCCTTTAGATTCAAAAATATTAGAAAAAAATAAAGCATCTTGAGCTTGTTCTGATAAAACACTTGAATCATTATTTTCTAAAGCTTTACCAAATATATCAAGCCTTTCATCTTGATAAAACCTATTTGTTCTATTTACTGCGGTAGGTACACTTTGTTCTAAAAATTGATAAAAACCTGAAGCACTACTTCCTCTTTGGTTTGTTCCTCTTTTTAAATTTCTATTATCGCTTTCAGCTTTTTTTACAGGAATTGCAAGTAGTTCTATTGCATTCTTTTTAAAATTTTCATAAGAAGTATCTTCTGCTAAATCAGGATAAGCATTTTTTAATCTATCGTATTCAGTTCTAAAAATTTTTTCTAGACTAACTTCTCCACCTTTATTAAAACCAAGCCTATCCATTTGTTCAGAATATGGTAAGCCTGTGAAAGGGTCGACTCTATCTGCTGGGTCTTCTTTAGTGTATGGTACATCGTCTTTACCTTCTACTAATCCACCTTTTGCAAATACTGCCATAGGTTCTTTCATATCCGGTGTTACATCTAACGATATAACTTTTAATTCATTAGGTATAGGAACAAAGTCTCCGTGTATTTTTTCGAATTCATCATAGTCCATTTCATTTACCTTAACCTTTTCATTATCTTTCCATAGTTTTAATATATCTTCAGCTTTATCTGTAGAATCATTAGTAAAAAGAATTGTACTAACTCTAGGTTTTACTTTATATTCTTTACCTATCTTATTAGCTGTAGAAGTTATTTTATTTTTGTATAAATCTAAAAACTTTTTACCGCTTCCTAGAAATTCTCCTTCAAAATTAAGTGTAATATTTTTTTCATTAATATTTTTTTCAACAGTGTCTCTCATTGACATTGGAATTTTTTCTAACAACTCTTTATCAGTGTCAACTGGTTTAGTATCAATGACTCGACCTTTTCCTTGTTCTATTAATGCTTTTAACCTATCTTTATATTCATACATAAGAGGTGTTCCAATATTAGAAATATATCCATCATTAGAAAAAGAATAAGGATGACTTTTTAAATGAACAGAAGGTAAACCAATTTCTTGTATTATCCACTTAGAATAACCTACTTCATATTTATTTTTTAAAGCTTCTAAAACCTCATCATAATAAACTTTTGCCTCAGGAGCAAAATTTCGAACTCTCCTTTTGTATTCATCGCTTTCTAATATTTCTTCTACTGTAGGGGTTCTACGAATCTGTATGGTATCAACATAGTTTAGTTGTTTTGCGTTTCTATTTATTTGAGTAGCTGCATCAGTAAATGCAACTTTATCATAACCTTCTTTAGCTGCTAGTTTCATCACATCTTTTATAGCAATATCAACAAATCCTAAACTCTTATAAGGATAATCTGGAACATTTCCTCCTTGTGATTCATATCCTTTTTTCTTTCCGTATTGGTGTAAATCTGATTGTATTTCTTCTACAAATAAAACTTTGTTACCTTGAATATCTGTTCTATCAGAAATTCTATAATGTAAAATCTGGTCCCCTCCTTCAAGATGTTTTAAATTTGAATCTACCGGGTCAGGTATAAATAAAGTAGAAGTTTTAGGATTATCTAAATGAATTGTAATTTCTCTATAGTTAGAAGCTCCTCCCATAGGAAGTCTGTACGTATCATATTGATTTCCAAACAAAGTAGGTAGAGTATCTTCACCTTTTAATGCACTTTCAGGTACTTGAGTTTTTAAAGGAACGTCTGGGTTTATATCAGAAACAGGGTCTAGCAAACCTTCAGCTCTAGCGTAATTATTTAATTGAATCAAAGCTTCATCTCTACTTACATAATCATCTGTAAGCCATATTTTACTACCTCCTGTTCCTACAGTAGCGTGATACCCATTACCATAACCGTCTATTTCAGAGCCATATAAAGCCATAGGAACACCATTAATTTCTCCAGTTAAATATTCTACATTAGCCTTTTCTATTTTATCACGAGATAAGTCTTCAAGTTGTTCGTCAGACAAACCTTTATAGCTTTTTTCTCCGTCATCTCTATACATTTTCGAATACATTATGTCCATATTTACAACGTCATTTTTTAATTCAGAAGTCATAGGTCTATCTAGTGTCAAAAATTCTTCTACAGATGTATCCATATCTGTAGCACTAGTTTTAATAGTAGGGTTATCTTCACTTCTAACAACTCTATAAAGCTTTGGTCGGTTTTCTCTAACGTAATTTAAAACTTCTTCAGGTGTAGTATCTTTAGTAACTTGTATATTATCTAAATCTATAAACTCTAATTCTTCTTTTTTAAAGCCTTCTCTTTTAGGACTATTATCTTTATTTTTAGCTTTTAAAAAATTTAAAAATTGTTCGCCTGTTTTAAAGTTATTTACATTTTTTTCCGCAGTTTCTTCTATAGTAGATTTATAACCAGCCATGTCTACCGCTACAGAATCATCTATAATATTAGTAGGTCCACCACCACCACCCATAGTGTCATCGCCTCTTCTAGCTTGTAACTTTCTTAAAGTTTTACTTGTTCCTTTACCAATAAAACCAGCAGCAGGTATTACTCCTGTAGCTTCTGCAACCGCTATACCAGCAGATAAAGGGTCTTCTACTTTTATAGGTGTTTTTTGCAGTATATTTTTTCTAGGGTTTATTAAATCTAATATAAATTCTTTTGGAGATTTTAAACTTGGCTGTGCTTTTTCTGCATATATTGCAGCACCAGTAGCAGATAGAGGTGCATTAGTAACAGGATTCATATAACCTGCTAACTGTTCTCCAATTGGTAAAGTTTCAAAAGCTTCAAAACCTTTTCTAACATCTCCTTCTTTTACAGCTTTTGCTATTTGCTGGTGTGCCTCTTCTCTTCTCTTCTCTCTATCTTTAAATAATTGTGTAGTTTGCTCAGTTAATTTACCTGAAAATAAATCTTCTCCTACACCTTCAGCAACTTTTAACTGTGCTTGTGTAACAGGTCCTCCTGAGAAAAATTCTTCTCTTTCTTTTTCTTTTTGTTTTTCTTCTTCTAATAAAGGTAGTTGACTGTACTCTAAATACTTAACTGTATAAGCATCATAAAACTCTCTAAAGTTAATGTTTTCAAAATTTAATTCCTCATAAGCTTTATTTAATTTTTCGTCACTAATTTTTAAAGGAATATACTCGTTACTAGAATATAAAAAAGTACTCTTTTCATCTTTAGTATAGTTAGTTAAGTTTTCTTTTACTAAAGATTCTATCTCATAAGGGTCTATATCAAAATGTTTAACAGCATCTAACATTCTTTTACTCTTAACAAACTCTCTGTAGTTTTTATTATTTTCTTCTTCATACCTTTTTAAAACACTTTCGGCTTTCATGTTTTTGGTTATAGAACTATTTACATTGCCTTGGTATATTCCTCTAGCTTTATTTAAATCTCTTAATTTAAAAGAAAAATCATTTTTAATTTTATCAGGAGTAATAGTAACTAATCTTTGACCAGTTAATTTACCTAGTAATTCTCTTTGTAAAGATGTTTTGCCTTCTTCAATCCTAATAGCTTTTTTACCACGTGTTAAACTTGCAATGTCTGTTGCTTCTCTAGGTAATACTTTTTCTAAAATATGTCCTAAAGCAACATCCATATTATTAGCTACTTCTGCAAGATTATTATTATCTACTCTCTCTTCCCAAACTAAAGGTTCTTCAGTAATAGGATTAATAATTTTTATATCAAATCCTTCTTTAGTCTTACCACCTCTAACAAGAATGTCTGTTATAGCTTCTGTCAATAATGCTTCATCAACAAATGGTCTTAAGAAAAATTCTAAACCTTCAATAGTTTGCCCAATAATATTTCTATCTACAGTTTCCATACTTTCTGTTGGGTCAGTTATTAAATTTAAAATGTTTCTAAAGTTATCTGTAACAGGAGCAGAAGGGTCTGTGTACGTTAAATCTATATACTGTATGTTTCCTTTGTTATCTCTACTAAATAATAAAGCACTGTTCTTTGACCATGGAGCAAGATTTAAATTTCTAACAGCTTTTTCATCTTCATCTGAAATTCCAAAAGCTAACTTACTAAAATCTGTTAAACCTTTTGAAAATAAATATGTTGTACTAACTTGAGAAGCTAACCTATTCATTCCTCTATCTTGAATAACTTTATTACCAGACCTTAACTCTTGTGCAGCTCTCATCATAGTATTGTAATTATTACGGAACTGTTCAGCAGTAAACGAAAAGAAGTTACCTATAGGAAGTTTTCTTAGCTCTTGTAATACGGGAGCTATTAAATCATAGGTAGGCATAGTAGCTCTAACTACATCTGCAGCTTCTTGTTTTAAGTCTTGTAAGTTTCTTCTTGCTAAATCAGGATAAGCTTTTTTAAGTGTGTTAAGTTCTTTATTGTAGGCTACGATTCTCCACAAATCATCTTCTGCTACATATACAGAAGTAGCTTTACGTGCTGCCTTTTTAAATATTTCAGGAAACTTAGACAACATGTTTTCATTAGGATTAGCAGCTAAATCATTTATAAGATTCCTAAATTCACCAACTCTTACGTTTTGATTTACTATTCCTAATCTCTGATATTCTTCATACAAATCGGACAATACTTTATTCTTTTTTGTAGCATCCATAGTGAATAAATCATTGCTTAAAATTTGAGAAGATTTAATAGTTTCATCAGTAAACGGATTAATACCGTTTCTCATTAATATAATACTACCACCTAAAGTATTTCTAACGTGAGTCAAACCGTTAAATACAGTTGCTGCAGCTTGTGAAGAACCTTTAGCAGTTAAAAAATAACCGTACATTCTTTCGAAAACTTGTCTAGTTTGTCCTTTATTACGAGCCATAGTATTAAATAACTCTGCAATTTCTGGTGTTGTTCTTAAACCATCTAACTGTAAGAACTGCTTACCTTCAATTGTAGCAGCTTTTAAAGACTCGTCAGGAGCTTTAGAAAACTTCCCAGTTTCTTTAAAAAACCATTTACCTAAACCTTTTTCATATAGGTCATCATATAATTTATAATTAGTAAGCTGTGTTCCAAGAGTATCTAAAGTTCTAAATACTGCTAACGAAGCATCTACTTCTTCACCACCTAATAGTTTTTGTATAGCAGGAGCTATATTTTTTCTTTGTTGGAAAACTACTTCATTTTTTTTAGTTCCAAAAACTCCATTTAAATGAGATATAATATTATTATAATCTTTAGTATCTCTTTTAAGAATATCATTAACAACTCTTCTAGCTTCTTGTTTTTGAAAAGGAGTTATGTTTTTTGTATCTTTAGCTTTTTGAATACTAGCTGCAATAGAATCTGTAACTTCATCTATAACTTCTTGAGAAGGTCTCCAGTTTTTATTCTCATAAAACTGATAAGTTTTTCTTAAGTAAGAACCCATGTTCTCTTCTATTACTGTTTTCATTTTAGGAGGAACATAGTTTGATTTAAGTAACATCTTACTTAAATTCTTTATATCATCTTTAGCTTCTTTTGCCCAAGGTCTAACTTCTTTAGGTAAACTTGCAAGTGTTTTCTTACCTTTTAAGTATTGATTTAAAATATCATCTATTTCTTTTTCAGAGAATTTAGAAGTTTTAGCAGCTTTAGCAATAGATGTTACTAACTTAGCATGTATCTCTGAAGCTCTTTTAGACCATGCTATTTTATTATAGTCTGCACTCTTTAACATTTTAAACATTTCATCAGAGTACATTCCGCTACTTGTTAAAACTCTTTGATATTGTTTTTGTACCCACCTATATCCCTTGTTTAAATTTGTATAAATTAAACTATCTTTACCAAACTTTAATATATCTTCGTTAGTAATATCTTTAATAATAGGAACTTCAGATACATCTTTCTTTCTAGCTGATTTAGTTTTAGCTGCACCTTGAATTAAAGATTTAAAACTTTCTTTTTGAGATTGACTAGAATTTTTTACAGACTGTAACATTTGTAAGATGCCTTCTTTTGTCACTTTTAAAGTTCCAACACCTGCGGATACAATTCCTGAAAATGCTACACCATCTAATAACAAACTAAGTCTACGTGCTTCTTCAGGACTTTGCTCATCAACATCTAAATAATTTAGCACTTCACCCATTAAATTGTTATCGTTACCTATATAATTACTTAAAGCTGCTGCAACATAAGTAAACTCAGGATTATCTGCAAAAGTTATTTGAGCAGCTAGTTCAGCTTTACCTAATGTTTTACCAGCTCCTAGTAATTTTTTAGTTTTTTCTTGTCTTGCTTCTTTAGCTAATTGAGCTTTTGAAGGTCTTCCAACTTTCCTAGTTATTTTTTCTGGTACTTTCTGTGCAGTTTTTGTAAATAAAGTAGTAGGGTTTCTAGTAACAGCTAAAGCAGTTATATATTCTCCAACAGGTTTAATAATCTTACCTGCTGTTGTTTCAGGTTCTTGAATCTCGTAATAAGTTTTACCGGTTTCTTCATCTTTTTTTTCGTTCCAGATATCCCCTAAACCAACACTTCTACCAATATCTCTAAAAGCTTTATCAGTTCCTCTACGTATTTCTTGTTCATTAGGAGCTAGTTTAGCTAAAGTATTTGCAAAAGTACTAGGATATTTTTCTGCAATAAACCTTGATAAAGCTAAAGAACCACCAACGGTTTCCGATAACCAAGGAACAGTAGTCTTTCTAAATTCTTTTAAAGGTTTATCTTTGTCTGATTCTTGTATTAAATAATTCTCAATGCTTTTATCTAACGAACCACTAGAGTTTTTTGTAGCATACTCAAGAAACTCATCAAACGTATACTTGTTATAAAAGTCTTCATAAGAATTGTAAAGAGTTTGTAGCTCTGCTAAATCAGACTGTAACTCTCTTTTTTGAGATTCATCTCTTTTGTATTGTTCAAATCTAGATGGCATTAAAATGTCCTGTTATTTAAAAGGAGTATCAATATTTATATTTTTTTGCCTGAAAGCTGGAGGTACTTCTTTAGATTCTGGACTTACAGGTGTTTTATTAAATGTATAAGTTAATAAACTTTCAAAAATATCTGTACTGTTTCTTCTAAATTGATGCTCTTGTAATAACCTTATTTCGTTAGCAATTTTACTATTATCTTTTAAATAATCACTATCATTATAGTTTATTTCATTTAAGAAATTTAAAGTATCTTGACTTATTTGACTACTTATTTCTTTAGGTAAACTAGAAACAAAATCTCTAGTTATTACAGCTCTATTAATTTCATTATTTAATTGACCACCAGCTATTTTATTACTTAAATCTATTAAATAAGTCATTCTATACTCTTCTTGCAATTCGTTTGGATTTCTGATACCAGCAATTCTATTTACTGTAGCCTCGGCAAACTCTGGCATTTTTTCTTCAATATAGTTTTGTCTTTCTTTACCTTCTAACTTTCTAATATCAGCTACTAACTCTGCTAATTCTTGACTTGACTCTAAAACATCAGCAGTTGTATCTGCAATACCAAGTTGTCTACGTATAAAATTAAGTTCTCCAATATCTGTTATTTCAAGATTATTCATACTTATGTTTTTATTTGCACGATATTTTTCACTAGCTTCTTTAATACTATTTTGAGCATTAATTGAAAACTTATTATCTATAACAGATTGTGAAATAGTTAAATAATTATTGTAAGTTTTAATGTCAGAATTTCTAAATCTTTTAATAACTTCGCTACGTATTTCAGAGCTTATATCTTCTCCATAATCATCTATTAATAAATCTCTAACATTAGAATCATCTATAACTATTTTATTTTTATCTAAAGCTTGTAATTCTCTAACATCTAAAGATGGTAGTACGCTAACTAAATTTGTACCTCTTTCTAAAGCTTTATCATATTTAATTTTTGAAGCTTGAGTCTTATTTGCAAGTTCTTTATCTCTTTCTTTAGCCCCCGGTAAAAAACCAAATGCTTTATGTACAAGACTAACATTTCTAGGATTAGTAATTTCTTCTTTTCTAGCTTTAAAATAATCGTTAATAGGTTTGTTAAATTCAGCTTGTGTAGTAATTCTAGGAGCTTTAGCATCATAAGTTTCCAAGAATTGATTGTGTCTTTCCTCTGCCCAGTTTTGTTTCCATTCTTCTTTTGCTGCTACAAAATCAGGTTCGTTATCATATAATTCTCTATCTTTTCTATTTTCAGGTATATCATAAAAAGCTTTTTCTGCTTGGTCTTGATAATAATTATATGCTCCTCTATTCTGAACTTCATCATATTGGTTTTGTTTTTTCAAACCTTGTTCAAAAGCATATGCTCTATTTTGAAGTTGTAAAGTTTTTTCTTCTTCTAAATCTTTTAAATTTTTTAAAACGTTAGACTGTAATCTAGCTTCTCTAAGATTAAAAAATAAAGTAGCTAATAAAATATTTCTAGCTTGTTTATCTTTCTTTTTACTTTTACTTAAGTAAGCACCTGCTATCTCTCCCCAGCTTGTGCCAGAACTTTTACCTAATAAACTTGTATAATCTTTATCTGCCATTTTATTCCTCTTTCGCTAATAAACTTGTGTTTGTTTTTTCTTCTACTTTTTCTAATAAACTCGGAGATAGTTCTGTTTCTTCTATAACTTTTCTAACTTCTTCCGGTACTGATTGTGGATTAACTCTACTTGCAGCAACTTGTTTCATTTTGTCTAATTCATTTATGCCTTTTTCAAGTGTTGCGACTTGTTTATCTGGAGACATTTCTACAGGAGTTTCATCGTCACCAGCTTCTAAATTATAAGGTATACCAGCTTTTTCTGCTAAAGCCATTACCATATACATAGTAGGCTCCATAAGTAATAACATTACATCAGGATTCCATTTACCTTCTAAAAATCCAGCATACAAAGTTATAGAAGCTATATCAACAACTCCTACTCCATTACTTAAAGATAATAAAACATTTGTAGTAGTTTCTGGAACTGTTAAAGTTTCAAAAACATATAACATAGCTTCTCTAGGATTTGTATATTCTGCAGGTTGCTCCCATTTATATTGTTGGTCAGGAGAATTAGTTAAACTCTGACCGGGAATAGCTCTACCTGTATTTAAACTACCCTGTATAAAATTAATTGCTTTTTCTGAAACTGCCATAATATTATCCTACTTGTCCCATTAAGTACTGTGGTGAAAGTGTACCGTAAAATAAAGACTGATTAAGTTGATTAAAATTTGTAGCTTGTAAGTTAGGCATTTGATTTCTAACCTCTGCAACGTATGCCGATTGTGGAGCTTCCATAGAACCTACGCTAGGCATTCTACCAAATCCTGCAGTTTGTTCTTCTTCTTCCATAATTTTACCTACTGCTACTGTTCCTAAAACTGACTTAGCGACATCTGGAACAAATGTATCCATAGACTCTTCAGGGAATAAAAACTCTTTTGTTTCTACTCCTACTTTTTTAAGCTTATCAAACCCTTTTAAATCTTTAAAAGGAGTATCTGTTAAAGGCGTAGTAGGAACAGGGTTAGTAACTGTATCTAATTTTTCTATAGTACTAGTTACGCTAGTATCTCCGAAAGGTTTCATGTCTTTTAACTTACTACTAAGACTATCAAACCATCCTCCTTGTCCTCCAAACAAAGCTTTAGCTCCACCCCAAAACATCATAGATAATCCTATACCTCCTAATATTTTACCAAACTTTCCACCAAAAAGTTTCTTTACACCTTTCTTTATTTTTCTACCTACTTTTCTTAAAAATCCCATAATATTTATTTCCTTTTATCTATAACTGTAACCTGTTCCTCCACTAGAGGTTCCACCACTAGTAAGTCCTGCACTGTAAGATGCACCAAGACTTGTCAATAAACTTGTTAAATAATCATCGTACTTTTCACCCGGCTTACCTTCATTAGCTATAGCTGTTGCAATGATTTGAACTTTTCTATTCTCTTCATTTTCAAAAGCTCTGAAATCAAAATCAGCTTGGTCTCTTAATTCTTGCCATAAGAAAGACATAGCTTGTGAACTTATACCAAAAGCATTCATAGCGTTTTGCATGTTGATTTGATTTTGAGCTGCTGTAGTAGCTGTATTAGCTTGTCTTCTCCATTGAACATTAGAAGCTTCGACAGCTGCTGAGTTTTGTGCATTCCATTGATTTCTTGCGAAGTCTTGTTGACTGTTAAATTGGTCAACTTGTGTTAATAACTGAGAATTAAATTTTTCAACATCAGCTTCTCTACCAGCTCTTCTAGCTTCTGTAGCATTAGCTTGAGTAGCGTTAAACTGCTCCATAGCGTTCATTTGAGATGCGTTATACTGATTCATGTTAGCAGCTAATGAAGCCATAAATTGTTCAGTTTGATTTTCACTTGTTGCGTTAAATTGAGCTGCTGCATTTTGAGCTGCTTGATTACTTAATACTCTTTGTTGAGTTTGATTAGCTTTTAATATTTTAGCTTGTTGGTCATTATTTAAGTTAGCCATGTCCATGCTTAAAAAAGCTTGAGCATTTTGTATTTGAGTTCTCTGATAAAAATCAGCTTCAGCTAAATTAGCTTGTGACATTAACAATGCATCTTGTATAGCTGCTTGTTGTTCGTTACTTGCTTCTGTTAAACCAACAGTTTGTAAAAATCTACTATTAGATAAAGCTACTTGTTGGTCAGCATTAAACTGAGCCATATCCATATTAAATACATTTTGTGCGTTTGTTAAAGCTGTTTGTTGTCTTCTTTGTGTGTTTGCTTCAGCTTCTCTTGCTTCTATATCTCTTTGTTGGGCTACACTAGATTGAATAGCTTGTGCATTACTTTGAGCAATAGGCATAGCTGATTGAATAATAGCATTTAATAAAGCATCTCTACCAACTGTAGAAGCTGACATACCTCTTTGTGCTAACATTTGTTCAACACTTGCTACTGCTGGTCTAGCCCATAAAGGTATTTCTCCTTCTTCAATACCTTCAAGAAGTTTATTCATTTGTGTAGATACTAAAGCTTCTTGAGGTAGTCCTTCTATTATTCCTCTTTCTTCTTCACTAAAGTCTGCTAGTCTATCTTCTAATGCTTCTGGGTCATTACCTATTTCTTCTATATCAGCATCAGATAATCCAGCTTTACTTAATTGTTTTTTAGCTCTTGTAATTCTTGATAAACTTGTACCTGCGTTTTGAGCTGCTACTGCTTTAGCACCTTCACTAAGAGTTCCAACAACTCTTTCAGTTAAAGCACCTTCTGGTATATCTATAGTTGCTCCTTCTATAGGTGCTACTCTTTCTACTCCTGCAGCTTTTGCAATAGCTTCATCTGCTATTTCACCTTTTGCAGCTTCTACTTGAGCTTCTGTAGCTACTTGTTCTGCTTCCATTTTAGTAGCTTGTACTTTTTCTGGTGTAATTGCTTCGGTAACTACTCCTGTTGTAACAGCTTCTGGAGTTACTGGTTGAGCTACTTGAGCTGTAGCTGTTGTAGGTTGTGCCATTGTTGTAGTAACTTGTTCAGCTATAGGCTGTCCAGTTACAGGGTCAATACCTGTAGCAACAGCTTCAGGAATCTGAGGAAGTGTTTCAGGTAAAATACCTTCAGCAGCAAGTTGAGCTTCTCTACCAGTTCTAATAGTTCTAGCAGCTTTCTCTTCTTGTGCTAAAGAAGTTTTATTAGTAATAGCTTCTAAAGCAGATTGTTCTCTTTCAATTTCTTGCTGGGCTGTTTCTTGTTCTTGTTGTTTTTGTTGCTCTTGTTTTTCTTCAGCAGCTTTTTTATCTTCTTCAGCAGTTTTTTTAGCTTCTTCTTCAGCTTTTTGTCTAGCTTCTTCTTCAGCTTTTAACCTTTCTTGCTCATCTTCTACATCTTGTCTTTTAGACTCATCTTCACCGGGAAGTCTTTCAATAGACATAAAGTCATCTCCATCTTGAGGTTCAGGTTTTTTTGTAACTCCTCCTGACGTACCTCCAAGCTGATAACTTACTCTACCACCTTTAGACATGTCTACTCTACCACCAGTAAAGTATTTTTGCTTATACTTTTTATTTCTTTTCTTTTTTTGTTTTGCCATTTTTACTTTCCAATCTTTTTTTAAGCTTTGATAAAAGTTTTGAAGGAACTTGAGCAACTGAAATGCTTATAACAGTAACAGGACGTTTGTTATTTTTTTTCTTTCTCATACCTATTTTACTTAACTTCGAACAGTTTGTCAACCTTTTCGTGTAATTTTTCTAATCTTTCTACCAAAATATTAAAATCATCTTTTAATTCTTGCTTAGTTACATAGTCTCTTGCCATCTCTTCACGAGTTTTATTCAAGAGAATATCGAGTCTTTTTGCCTCTGTAGTATTCTGTCTGATACTATAAAGTATTGGAGCTAATACCAATGTTACTAATATATTCCAAAATAAATAAGCTGTTAGCTCCATAATACTTTATCCACCAATAGTTTTAGTTTCTGATGTAGGTGTAATAGCTTCAGTAATTTTTGCAGCTACTGCATCCTTAAGACTTTGTACTTCGTCAGTACCCATAGCAGTTGTTACCCAACCTTCTACGTCACTAGCTGTAACACTATCAAAAGCTGTAAAGCTTCCTAAGTCTGAGATATCTAATGTCTGTGTACCATATACATCTGCTGTATAGTTTACATCATCACCATTCTCATCTTCGTAAGTATTAGTGTCATCAGTTCCTGTAAGTCTCCAATGTACATTGTAGATTACATCAGTTTCTGTTATTGCGTTTTCATCAGTTACAGACGGTTTAGTGTCCACTGTCGCAACGTTCCAAGTATAATTAATTGCCATTTTTTTCTCCTTATGTTATAATGTTGCAATAATAAATGCTAGAAGCTCGTGATATCTAACTCCTAATCTTGTTTGCTCTACTCCATTATCATCAGTCCAAGTGCTTGATATAAACATACCATAGTCACCTGCATCTAATCCTTCAGCAGTAAAAGCAGCTTGTAAGTCTTGTGCAATAATTCCAAAGTGATATCTTGCATCGTCACCTTTTTCTGTTACTGCTCTATTAAATTTGTATCTTCTTATCAAACCTTTACATGCTGTAGCTACTCTTTGCTCTGCATCTGTTAAGGATTGTATGTCTTGTTTTTCATTTCTATCTGATGTTTGTATAGTTCCGTTGGTTGCGTAGATGTCATCAAATCTTACACTTGATGCACCTAAATCAGTTGTATCATCTGAATCACTACCATCAGAACCTACCGGGTAAATAGCTTTATAAGTTATGTAATTTAAAAACTTAAGTCCTGTATTTCCTCCAGTAATATATAAATTTGTATTAGTTTCACTTTGTCTTGTACCTATAGTTCCTCTTATAACCTGTGAGTTATTTTGAAAATCAACTAAAGCACCGTCAGTATGAGTTGCTAAAGAATGTTGAATTCTTACTACAGGACTAGATGCAGAATCTTTTGGACCTAATATATGTAAATGCGTTACCGGTGAAGTTGTACCTATTCCCGTTGCACCGTCTGAATCTAAAATCGTTATTCTTGATACTCCATCATCAGTTTGTAAACTTAAATTACTTCCACCAGCTGCTCTAATATTGTTAGTGTAAGCTATTCCTGAAAGGTAGAGGTCTTTGAACTTTGCTCCTGTCGTACCTAAGTTAATTAATTCGGTTCTTGCTGTTCCGTCTGTGTTTCTTGGTATAATAGCATCATTGTTTGATTGAAAACTTAAACCAGTATCTCCACTACCAAGTACTAACTGACTATTACTGTCAGTACCAATACTTCCAACTGATGTGCCATCTTTTCTAAATAAAACTATACTGCCATCTGAGGTTAATCTATTTAATAATATAGCATTATCACCATCTACAACTGAAGATATAAAACCATTAGAAATTCTTGTGCCTACTGTTGTGTTATCTGTTGCAGTTTTTCCTATTAGTAGCTGACCATTAGCATCTATCCTAGCTTTTTCATTACCAGTATTAA